GTAATATTCTCTCTTTGGAAGGCAAAACCCGCGTCCGTAGACGTCTGGGAAAACTTCCGAGGTGCATAATGTTACCTCCCCTGTCCGATACTCCTCACATGTTTGACGCTAAATCTAACACATTTTGTGGAATATCAGATAGAGCGCCAATGTTATTGGCGGCTGTCGGCAATTAGGGCGTCCGACGTCTAGACACGTTTATGGCTTTCTTTGGAGCATAAAACGTGGAGTGATTAAGGTTCACTCTTACCTTTGGTCCATAACGATACAACCTGGTCGGATTTTAAAGTCTTATCTGACTTGCCCATTTGAACCGGGCCAGTAGTGTTTTAGAGTCTTCTCTGACAGTGTTTTAACGTCTTCTCTGACGTGTGGATTTGTCAAAAGCTCAAGAGCACACGAAGTCTCAAGCTACCAGTGACAATTGCTAGTACCTATAGCTAAACCACATATGGTACTAAATAACAAAGAAAACTTTGTTATGTTCCCTACGACCGAAGCCGTAAGGTGGGGTTGTGGGTGACATTTAAACCAACAACCCCATTTCACGATCCCATTCCTCTAAATACGTGTCATACGTGCTGACTTCAGGATAAATCCCAGTCTTCTCGTAAAAAGCACGAATCAAAGGAATGGTCTCGCGATCGAAAGTTGCCTCATCATATTGAGCGAATTCTCTGCACACATCCTCCACATTCATCTTGCAAGCAAGTTCATGGTCAGGACAACTGCGAATCCAATTCGGAGTCTCACGAAGAGTCTCGATTGCCATAGGTGCACGGTAGATACCATTCACCTTGCGGAATCCTCGCTTCAAATAAGCAACTTCCGACAAATTGCGGTGAGCGACTAGTTCACCAGACTTGGCTTCATCAGTATAAATCATACCGAACGAAGCATAAGCCTCTGTTACCGTGAGCTGGTTAAACCAGTCCGCGATGCCGTCAGAAAAATTGATGACGTTATCATCACCGTAAGACACCATTGAAACAACGGTGCCAAATGGCGGCGCAACGACACCAACCTTCTTAGCACATCTCCTATACGCTATACGCATTGAAACGCTATTGTAGAATGAATTCAGACAAGTTGTGAGCGGATTACCAGACGGTTGTGAGTGCGAGAGAGCAATATACTTGCCCTCACACATCCACACGCTGTTGTAAACATCCAGCATCAGAACTTCCCGTATTAGAGCATTTTCAGCTCCATCATCATAGAAAGCATTCACAACGTCAACAAAGCGAGACAGTATGCAGGAGTTTAGAGTGCCATCGAAGGAAGAGAAGTCTCCCGCGAAAACCTTCGGACCAAAACGGCTCAACACCTTAGCAGTGGCTGTCCAGTCAAAACCGACTGGATTAGTACCTAGCGATTGCTCATTCTCAATTCTGTTTTCCATTACATGGGCAACAAAACCGAGAAAGTACATACGCACTGCAATGGTGTAATCCATAGGTCCGTTGGCGAACACACGAGTCTTCAAAGCGTTCACCTTCTCAATTGGTCTCCTCTCATCTTTCAAAGTGGCAGTCCACGCCACCGGGATACGAACACCCTTCTTTGCTTCTGCGATGCGGCTATTTACAGCACGCCTCACATCAGCATCAAAGATGTAAGTTTGGTCGCCTCCCAACCACCCAGTCTTACCGTGTGTACCACCCTTGCGTTCAAGAACCCAAGGGTATCCAGCTGA